TTAGCAACCCATCATCTTTTTGATCGTGTTCTTACCAGCGATACCGTCAGCAGTCAAGCCGTGGTCTCTCTGAAAAGCCTGTACGCATTCCTTAGTCTTATCACCAAAGATACCATCAGTCCACTGTGCGTCATATCCGTGACAGTATAATGCAATCTGAACGGCTCTTACAAGTTCCTGTTTTTCACCTTTCTTAACATAATGATTGCCTAGAGCGTCTAATGTCTTTTCTCCAACAATACCGTCAATAGACAACTTCTTACCATAGTCAAGGTTCATCGCCTTTTGGAAGCATCTGTTGATGTTTCGCTGAGTATTCTTACCGAAGTATCCGTCTACAGTGATATTGTAATCGGCATAGTAATTAGAACGTAACTGACCGACCTTTACAATCTCACTTCCACCCTTAGAAGACTGTACAGCGTGAGTTTCCTGTGCTCTTACTCCGATGATACCTTCAACGATTGCAGTAGCGCACTTATCGACATTCCAATGATTCTTGTCATTCTGATTATCGACGAAACAGCATTCTACTAATAACGCTGGGGCTTTAGCCTTTCTCAATACATATAGATTCTTAGTCTTTACACCTCTATTTCTGATACCTAGTGCGTTCGCAATATCATTTGCGATTCTATCAGCGTGAGGTTTAGCTGCTGATTTTTCATTGATTACATATACTTCTGTACCAGTGCCTTTTCCACCATTGAGATGGATTGATACATCAAGGTTAACTGTATGAGCGTTACACTTCTTTACGATATTTCGTAAGTTAGAGTTCTGATCTTTCCCCACATCATCTGTACAGTCGTAAACAACGTATCCTTTAGCACGTAATAACTCAATGACTTTATTTTTAACTTTTCTATCTTCATTGACTTCGTCTAATAATCCTGTGGCTCCTCTGCATTTAAGAGAATGCCCACCGTGTACGTTAATAATCATATCTATTACCCTCTTTCCTTTGGTTTAGTATATTCCATTGCTTTAGCACTATCTGAGAGACCCTCTGTTGTAGGGTCGTTAACAGCGTTCCATACACTGATTACTACTAAACTTAATACATAAGGATTGCCTAGAGCGTCACATAGCAACTTTCCTAAAGCACCCCATGTAGTCAAGTCTGATGTAGTAAGTCCTGCATATGCAAGAATAGGAGTAAGCACAGCTAATACAATCTGTGCAATGAATACTGGATTCTTAAATCTTACTTTCAAGTTGATCATAATTTGTCCACCTTTCCTTTCAATTCCTCAATGTTGTTAAATGCGGTCTTCATGTCTCGTTCAAGCGCTACTACCCTGGCGTCCATTTCCCTAATCTCACGATTCATGGATTTGATGTCTGAACGTGTCTCGTTCGTAGTGGAACACACCTGGTCGAGTTTCATATTGACCTTCAAGAGACTTTCCTTAATGCCATCGAACTTGTGGTCGTCTTTCTGTATCTCATCTTTTCGTTCCCTGTCGCTCGTATGAGCGTAGGACATAATGTTAAGAAGGAGTAGCAGAATGCTGATGACCCAAGGTATCACGTCCTTATAAGTCATCTACTCACCCTCCCTTTTCTTTTCGACTTCCTTCTTCACCTGTTCTCTAATGATTTTAGGAACACCGTCGATGGTGTAGATACCTTTATAAACAAGTGGTGCATAGACGTCAATCATTGCCTTTTCAAGTGCAGTCATGATTATCACCTCTAGTTCATAGACTCAAACATGCTGCATAGAGCAATCTGTGTCTGTGTTACCTGTTCTTCCAGGTCAGCGTTCTTTTCAGACTGATTCTTGATGAATTCGTCTTTATCATATTCAACGAGGTTGAACTCATATCCGACAAATCCTGGTCGTTCGTCTGTTCCCAGTTCATTCACTTCTGTAATATCAGTAGAAACGAACACCTTAGTTTCAGTCAGTTCTAGTTTATCGGGTTTAATTGTACTTCTCTGTTTTCCGTAATCCTTCATTCTTCGTACTCCTTTTAATCTGACTTTCATAATATGCATCAGCATACGATTTAAGTGGCTCGATGTACTTTCTAGATAATCTGAACGAATTGCAGTGTTTTAACCACCCTTTGTAGGAATTGATTGAACACCACTCAGAGTAGTTCATCATCTCACCCGATTCCACTTTTATTCTTATCTGCGTCATTCTTCTCTTCATGTTCTTGCACGTTGACTTTCTCAAGAGCGTGTACGAACCGAAACTTCTGTATCCAAGATAATCAACACCTCTGACGTATGTCGGAAATATCTGATAATTCCTCTTTAGTTCGAGTCTCAGATTTTGAATAAAGTATTTGTTTATCTCTATGAGAAGCTGACGCAGTTCTTCCTTGCTGCTTCCTAGAACGACTATGTCGTCCATACAACGGAAGTAGTACTTAACGTGCTTGACTTCCTTCATCCAATGATCGAAATCACTGAAATAGTAGTTACCACTATACTGTGATAGATAATTCCCTATCGGTATACCCGTATTAGGGTCTATCTCCTCTTCGAGCATATAGATGAGCACGAGATCTTCATCATCAGCCGTATTAATCGAGTCTATGATTTCATCTAGAAGCCACAGTAAATCCTTGTCCTTGAACATCTTTCTGTACTTCTGTTTGAGAATATCGTGATTAATTGACTGATAATAATGTCTAGCATCTATTTTCAGACAATACTGACAGTGTTCGGAATCATTCTGCAAGGCTTGAGTGATTCTACTCAGACCTCTGTGTATTCCTCTGCCGGGTATCGCTGAATATGTATCAGAAATGAGATGTTTCATTAAACAAGGCTCAATGACCTGTAGAATCGCCCATTGAGCGATTCTGTCGGGATAGTATGGAAGTTTGTAAATCTTTCTTCTTTTCCCGTTTTCGGTCTTATAGAAAATCTCATATTCAGATGTGTGATATGTCTTGTTAACAAGCATATCATGTAATTCCTTAAGGTATTTATCGGGATTCTCATCAACTTTTCTAACCTCTTTGTACCAACCCTTGCCTTTCTTTGCATTACAGTGGGCTAATCTAAGATTATCCATGTCACATATCTTTTCATATAGATTTCCATAACGCTTCATTTAACTAACCATTCTTTCTGTAATTTGTATATGCGTGTTACCGATTCTTCGAAACCGACAGGTCCTACCAAAACGGCTTTAATTCGCACAGCCGTCTTGCGACGGACTTTTATGTTTTGCCAAGAGGCAGGGTCAGATGATTTCCTTTATTTGTTATTTACACGCATTTACTAGGTGAGCGCTGATATTACGATTACGATTACTGACACTGTTATTGAGATTCCAATAGAAACTACTGGTATTCGACTCATTATTCCAATTGCCACTGAGATGGGTGATTAAGAATAATGTTGAAATTTATTAGTAGTTGCCTTCACAGTACAGGTTGTCTATCAGCGGTCATCTGACCCATATTTTATTGTATTTTAGTGGGGAACATATACCAGGCGAGCGCCGACATCACGAACACGATCACCGACACCGCAATCGAGATACCAACCGAAACCACCGGCATTCGACCCATTACTCCAACCGCCACCGAGACGGGCGATTCTATAACCTTCCCACGTATTGTTCTGATAGTAATAATCCCCTACAGGCACTGAACTGTTGCCTTCTACTTCGGAAGGGAAGAACACCCAGTCACAGTTTTCTGAATACCCCATTGCTGAGATATATCCATTTTTAGACGGACAGCCGAACCCCATAGATTCGTAATTGCCGTCTTTCTTCGATTCTGCATAATTGAAGTCCTTGCAGATGTATCCTACGAATGGTTCACCATCTTTATAGTAGAAATTGACACCGTATACAAACTTCCAAATATTACCCCAAAAGTTTTCTACACCTCGATAAGAGATTGATGTCAGTCCATTATTCGTATTAGTTGTAGCAACACCACCGTTATAAGTGACGGTTTCGGTTGCTCGTCCTGTTCCATTGCCTAATGCTGATGTAGAACCCGTAGCAGCGGCATAAGAGCACGTCTTGTCGGGTTCAGTTTCCCAAGGGATACCAACAACACCTTGACCGATTCCAGTCTGTGTGTTCATTGTTCCTAATTCAATCATCATTAGTAACTGTTCCATAGAAGCAATCTTAATGCCTAGAGAATGCCAACCGAGACCCCTGTTCTTTGCCATAGCCTCAATGTTTGGTCGAGTTAGATTCTGTTTGTATCCCGATGCGGGTCTAGCACCAGCAATTGACGAGAACTTGTCTTCGGTTTCCTTCATTACCTGTTCGTCTCCGAGCAGATATGCATTGGCAGATGCATCATAGATAGAGCCTTCAAAAGCAGACATTAACACGTAGTCAACTTCCTGTCCGTCCTCGTTGTAGAACGCTGGGTGAACTTTGAATCCGTCTTTAGGCTTATCACTGATGTAATAATTTGCCTTTCTTAGATGATATCCCAATCCACCTTCCTGTTTATCCACAACCAATGGACAAACCATGTAGTAGAACTTAGGCTGATACACCATCACCTGTCCGTTAGAACCGTCCTCAATGTATCCTTCATCTCCGTAATACGCATTGATTATACCGTCGTCGGCAACGTTACATCTCTTACGTCCACCGTACATTGTGAACAGGTCGAAGTCGGTACCAGCGTTTAGGTTCTTTGCTCCTCCGATTCTAGTGCAAGTCTTGTTCTTATAGTCAACTGTTAATCCTAGAACATCATCGATTAACCCTAAACTCGCTCTTAAGTCAGTGATTCCACCCTTAATAGGTTCGATGTCCTTATCGTCTACCTTACTGTTCCACGCAGTCTTTTCACTGTCTGTGACGACCCTATGAGACTCGTCATCAATCATTTCAGCAAGAGTCGAAGGAATAGTAGGTTTGTCATTTAAACTGTTGTAAGAGCCATTAAAATCGCTCTTGTTATCCCATCTAGTCTTGTCAGCGTCAGTAACAACACGATGTGTCGCATCCTCTGCCAACTGAGCAAGTTTTGAAGGGATTGTAGGTTTATTAGTTAAATCATTATATGACCCGCTGAAATCACTCTTAGCGTTCCATTTCTTCTTCTCTGTATCTGTTGTAAGTCTATGAGTTGGGTCATCAGTTAACTCTGATAACTTCGTGGGAACCACAATAGCCTTAATCATCTCGTCAATCTGACTCTTAGAATAGACACCCATATCGGTAATCTTCTTTTCGAATTCCTTCAATGATTTGACGTCCACATCAAGGTCTTTAATCTTACCGTTGATCTCTTGTAGGATTGTAGGACAGTTTGTTTCTAATGCCTTCTCGGCATCTGTATGTGCTCTTACAAGTACATATGCGTCCTCAGACCCCCACTTCTTAATGACGTTGCCTTTTGAATCGAACTTTCTACCACATAGATTCACGATTGCTCTACCCTGTGCCTCAAACACTGTACCTTTGAGAACAGCTGTTACAAGCATTGTGTTGCCTTCCTCAGTGATTGTACATTCAAGACGATCGGGTGTTCCCAATGCAGAGATTGTATTAATACTGAAAGTCAAGTCAGAAACATCACTGAATGCCGAATTCTTCTGTACTCTGAATGATAATGTCTTAATTGAATCATCATTCACTGCCCCTAATGAGAAATCTAAAGGAACTGTTACTTTTCTAGTATCAATATCTACATTAATCACGTTATCTGTATTCATTCAATTTCCTCCTATTTGCCTAGATTTCTAGGGATCAATACGTATCCCTCGATGTACACACCTTGAGCAACAGTTGTATTGTCTAGCGAAATCAAGGCTAGTTTGTCATTAACCGAACCTGTCGGGAAATATCTGATTGCTAGTTTGTATCGACTATCGGTCGCAATAGGGAACAAGAAGTTATCGACACCTCCAATCAGAGATGGTATATCTCCGTCTCCAGGTGAATAACCTGTTCCTGCTGTAAATCCTACGTTATTAGTGAACGCTCCTCCATACCAAAGAAGCACATAGTCATCGTTATATCTGTACTTGAATTTGACTCCATAAATTGAATTAAGTGTCACATTATTTGACCATTTCTTGCCATTTTCTAGAGCCTTGACCTTGTTTTCCAAGTCTCCGATAATTTTTGATTTCAAATTACCGTATGTGATTTTCTTTAAACCACTGCCGTCATGCACTAACATCATGTTCGAATCTGATAGTGATGATATTGATGTCAATTCAGTTGCCTTCTTAGTCTGAACGCTGATAGCACTCATCTTTATTCCTCCCTGTATTTCCAATCTGCTACAATCGCATCTCCGTCGTCATCAACAAGAAGAACTGCTGGACCCGATTCATTGACTACGATCGGTGCAGAGTATTCATTATGAATTGTCATTCTTTCTAGTACAGCTAGACGTTCGTCCAACTCAGTACACTGATTCTGTAGATTACCAGCAACATTTGTAGATAACTGATTTTTCAGATTTCCGAACCACGTATTAAACGCAGTTTTCTGCTCACTCTCGTAAGCATTCATTCGAGACTGATAATCTTTCTCCATAGTGTCTAGAGAAGCGTCTCCCTTCGACTTGAGTACCATGTAATACTGTTTTAATTCGTTATACGAAGTGTCACCCGACGTTTTGAACTGCTTCTTCTGAGTGTCGAAATATGTCTTAAACTCTTCGTACAAGTCAGTGCCGTTCTCCAACATTGACATGATGTAATTGAGTGCTTCATTCATGCTATTGGCATCTTTCGCACCGAATGTTAAACCGCAAACTCTACCCAT